AGGAACCACTATCACGGCATGGACTGATTATGGTGATGATACTGGTGAATGGAAACAAATAACAGATTATTCGGAGTGGTGATGACTGATGATATTGTTGAAAAAATCGTAATGAAGGGGAAGGCAGCCGAAGAAATCCGGCGTCTCCGTAAATACGAGCAACTGGTTCGGTTTATCTCCAACGACTACCATGAACTATCACACGATAAGACACAATGGCAGCGTGATGATTGGAAGAAACGTTGTAAGAAACTTTTACAGGAAGACATATTGACTGAACCAGAAAAAGGATTTGAAGATTATAACTTTGGAAACGATATAGATATAATGAAATCTTAAGAGTAGGTCCATCATGGTTAAGACCTTATTCAGAATGTTTTCTTATTTATCCATGTTATTCACGCCTTATGCGTAGAGCAACAAATAGAAGGAAGTTGAAATGAAAACAGTGTGGGCGGTCGTTTCTGCAGAATACGGTCTTCTTATGACTTCGGTGGTTCATGTATGCGAAACTAAAGAGATTGCTGATTCTTGGCGTTTATATGAACACGAGACTGATATAGAAGGCCCACTATATACCGTAAGGGAACTTCAAATAAAATCACAATTCGCCCCAAACATAAAAGAGGTACGCTAATGTCAAAACGGTATTATTTCTGGTCAATGATTCTCAATGCTTTTTTCGTTATCATGAATGGTGTTTTACTATATGGCGGTGCCGCTCCAACAATGAACTTTCTAGCGGCCATCGTGTGTCTTGGTTGCACGCTATTCTTTTATAATAGTTGGATTAACTATCATGACACAGACAGTGTTTGAGTCTATTAAAGAGGGATTAACTGAAGCTATAGACGTGGCCAAAGAGCTTCGTCGTATTGAAGATGAAACTGAGTTTAAGTTAGAAATGGTTCGCGATGCCTACATGGATGGGCATATTTGTTCGGTTGAGTATCAAATCGAAGTAGACGCTATTATGGATTGGAACGTTAAGGCTCTTCGTGATATTGGTGTGAAAGTGGTGACTAAAAATGGTAGTTGATCTTATCTGGTTCGCTATATACCTTGGGATGATGGTGTCTGTCTTGACCGTCTTTATTGTTCTTTATGGATTTTTTAATAGTAAATAACGACGACCATGCGCTTCGCGCGAGGGATGAGGTGTAATATGTCTAAAAAACCAGAATTATCTAAAGAAGAAATTGAAATAGGAAGAATACAAAATAAGATTAGTATTGTTAATCTTGAAAATCGTATCTCTTCTCTAGAAAAGATTGTAGAACAAATTCATTCTGATCTAAAAGAAATTAATGAAGTCTTGAAAATGCATATTCGTTTTCATATGTCCGAGTATCAACCAGTAGAAATGTATCGAATGAGTTCTAGTGGTACAATAGTAACTTATCAATGGGGCAACTATTATAGGGTGGCATTCAATGCAAAAACAGAAGAAGTACAGCCAGAGTAAAGTTTTTGAGTTTAAACCGACTCAAGAAGTTAGTCCACAGGAGTTAGTAGAATTATTGGCTTTAATACGTATTGGAGTTTCTGGAGAAATTTTAGAAAAAGCCTCTGATGAATTAAAGAAACATTTTATAGAAGTAGAAAAATAATCATGGATAAATGGAACGAACTTAAACTCCTTATTGATGGGCACATGGCTTGGCCCGTAATTTACTCTCATTCAAGAGAGTTTGAAAAGGGCGAACTGAAACGTGTTAAAGAATGGATGGAATACTTGGAAAAGAAAGAATCCGAGAATATAAACCTACATGTCCAGAAAATGGCAGTAAAAGAAGAAGTCCAGGAAGGATTTCTGTTTACATCTATTCCAACTTTTGATCAAAAAACTTGGGAACGAATTCTAGAGGAAAAAGGTATTCAAGGTTTGGCCTAAAATTGGAGTTATTTTATGAGTGAACTAAACAAATTTTGCGATCATATGAGAGAGTTACATAGACGTTATAACGCAGAGAAGTCTTCAGCGAATTTAGACTCTGATAAAATCATTGCTCTTAATTCTAAGATAACAGTTCTCGAGACTCTTTTACAAGAAGCGGCATTCATTAAAAGAGAAACTCAATGGTTCTCTGAACGAGAGGAAGATGTAGGATGTTAGTAGACCCAGAAATGTATCGTTACCTTATTATAGGAACATTAGTCGCTGGTGCTTTTAATCCAAAATTGGCTTTTGCTTTTTTAGCAGGTCTTTTCTTGGTTCATCACTGGCCATTTTTTTAAATTGACATATTCTTATTTTTTAGTATAATAAGTATATCGCATCCGAAAGGAAGATGATATGAAAACTTTAGTAGCAGCAATCGTGTTTATGTGTTTTGGTGGAACTTGCCAAGAACAATCAGTAGAGATCGAGAAACGGGCATGTTCTGTTGGGACTCTACACGGTAAAGTTCTTGGTATGGAAGCGAAATTTGGAATTAAATGTCAGGAATGATACAATATATTCCTGTAGTGTTAATCTGTAATTCTCTTCTCCCTGCTACTGAATGTAAAGAAGGTAAGAGAGATGTTACAATCGTTCTTGGTGAAATGCAAAACACGCCAATGAATTGTCTTAAAGAAGGTAATGAAAGAGTCGCTAGACTTGCTTTTGCTCCCAAATTAGGGGATAATTATTACGTAAAGGTTAGATGCGTACCGAAAGAATCTTCGGAGTTTGGTAGATGAGTGAAAAAACTCAGGAACAGAAAAATCTTGAATTCGATCTAGAAATGGCCGAGATAGTTTGGCAGAAAGTCAAAGGTTATCCCATTCCTGATTGTTACAGTCAAGATGATAGAATCTCTATTCTAGAAAGATATTGGCATCGCGCGATCGAGAAGGAAGATCTTCCAAATGACTGCTGAAATCATCAAATTTCCTGAAAAAACAAAATCCACTTACGAACTAGATACATCTACTAATATAGACTTTAGTAACATCAAAGGTATTCCTGTTGAGAAACCTAAATGTGGAAAAGACTATCTAGAAATATGTAAGCAGTTTTTGGCTCCTGAGGATTATCAAGATATTCTTTGTGGTATTATGGACAGAGAACATTATGATGCTTTAGAAGCTCCATTACGTAAACTTATTGATTGTTATTTTACATTTGAAATGTGATGAAATATTGGTTCGAAAATAGACCTTTTACATCAGGTATTGTATTCATAATACTTTTTATTGCTATAGAACAAATAGATGCTAGATATTTTCATCCGTATATGAAAGAAGCAGCGTTTAATTCGGAGATTGAGTGTCATGATTTTCCGAATAAATGTTGGTTAATAGATCTTAAACAGAGGGCTATTGAAAAATGAACGAATGGCAGTATACAAATCAGTTTTTCGAAGAAGGAAAACAGCATTTTATAAGTGGAGGATCTTTAAAGGATAATCCATACGATTATACGAATGTAGAGGAAAACTTTGTCCAATCAGAACTCTATAGACAAAACGAGTGGCAGGCTGGATTTTATTCTGAATACATGAACTCTATTGGTGTTGAAAAGACCGCTTGACTTTTTTTAAAAAGAACGGTATACTATGTATATAATGAATGATGAGATGGAGAACTTAAATGGCTCACGAGATCGAATTTATTGATGGTATCGCCCAAATGGCTTATGTCGGGGAAACTCCTTGGCATGGATTAGGAAAATCAGTTCCTGCGGATCTTACTCCCGAACAGATGCTAGAGGCCGCTGGTCTGAATTGGGAAGTAAAGAAATATCCTACGTTCGCTGTTCTTGACGAGAGCGATCCGGATAGTGTCATTGAAACAGGTCAATCTGCTCTTGTTCGACTTTCTGATAAGAAAATGCTTGACGTTGTTTCTGATGACTGGAATCCTGTTCAGAATGCGGAAGCGTTCGAATTCTTTAACGAATTCGTGATGGCTGGCGATATGGAAATGCATACTGCTGGCTCGCTTAAAGGTGGACAGATTATATGGGGACTCGCAAAGATTAAAGATTCTTTCGAGCTTTTTAAAGGAGATAAAATTGACTCTTACCTATTATTTTCTAACTTCCACAAGTATGGCTTTAGCACTGACGTTCGCTTTACGCCGATCCGCGTCGTATGTAACAATACCCTTACGCTCTCGCTACACTCGAAAGTAGAGCGTATGGTCAAGATTTCTCATCGTAAGCAGTTTAATCCTGCTGACGTGAAGGATATGCTTGGTATTGCTACGGATAAGCTACAAAAGTATAAAGAGATGGCTCAGTTCCTTGGTTCGAAGAAAGCAAAGACTGAGAATATCGTTGAATACTTTGAGCGTATTTTCCCTCTAACAACTAAGAGCGAAGAAGAAAACAAACGTTCAAAGAATGCAAACATCGCTCTTTCTATTATTGATACGCAACCTGGTGCAGAATACGCTCAGGGAACTTGGTGGCAACCATTCAATGCTGTTACGTTTATGACGGATCACGTTGTTGGTCGTTCTAATGATTCTCGACTGACTTCTGCTTGGTATGGTTACAATAAAGGTCTTAAGACAAAAGCTCTTGAACTTGCTGTCGAAATGGCAGAAGCAGCTTAATAGGAGATAAAATGGCTCGTCGCCCTGCACTTGTTAAACGTAAACCGAAAACTGTTAGAACAACGAGATCCGAACAGTATATTGTTAACAAGAAACATCTTGGCGACGAGCCGATATTTACAGACAAGTCTAATAGACTAGATTATATGTCAGGATTGTCTTGGTATAATTACATGGCCACAAATGCAGAGGCCAAGGAGTATCTCAGGGATTATCTTAAAAATATAGGTAAGGTTGCTGAGGCTAAACTTATCAACAGTCTAGGCGACTCTGAAATTCCTACTACTGCTGCCTGGACTGCGAGAATGATTGGCCGTGGTTTTAAACCTGACGAGTCCACAAAAATATTTTTGGATAATAAAATAAAAGAATGTCTTTCCAAAATAAATAAAGAAGAAACAAAAGCAGAACCTGCTACTGGTGTTGTTTCAATTCAAGATCGCATGCGCGAGCGAGCGCATGATATTCTGGGTGAGATTGAGGGATTGATAGACGATTATATTCATAAGAATGAAGATTTCTCGTTATATACATGGCTGCAGTCGAATAACATTCCTGCTGCTTATGCCACGTCAATTATCGCTAAACTTTCTCCTGTATTAGACGAATTACTTGAAGCGTATGATGGCGAAGATCTGCAACTCAAAGAAGGTTATCGCTCTTATAAAAAGAGTGAAATTAAAAGACTTATTGATTTCTACAACAACATGTGCGAGGACGCAGCGAAATACGCAAATGTTACGAAAAAGACTCGTGCACCTCGTAAACCTAGAGTGCAGTCACTCGAAAAGAAACTCAAGTCGTTTAAATTTCAGAAAGAAGATAATACGTTCAAAATTGCATCAATTAATCCTGAGAAGGTCATTGGCGCACAAGAACTTTGGACGTTCAATACGAAGTATAAGACGCTCTCGGTATTTCGGGCGCTTGATCGAGGAGGTCTTGATGTTAAAGGGACTTCGATTATTAAATATAGCGAGGAAACGTCCTTTACAATGCGAACTGGTCGTAAACCAGAAGAATGGGTCAAGAAAACACTGGATGGCGGAAAACTTGTTCTTCGAAAGATTGATCAAGAACTCAAGAACCATGCGCCATTACAGGTACGTATTAATGAGAACACAATCCTATTGAGAGTTGTATAATGTCTAAGATAGAAGATCCTAATGCAAAAGACATACATGATTTAGTGATGTATCTTATGTGGTCTAAAGATAAGATTGCTGGAGGTGTCAAGAAAGAACAAGCAGTAGATTCTTTGTCTCGTATCATAGACTACGATTTACAATTGATGAAATCTATTTCATTAAAAAATGAAAGGTCTGAAAATGAATAAAATCTTTTGCATGTATTTCATACTTGTTGGTGTAATATTTGGAGTTAGTGTTTCAACGGCTCAGGAAGCCAAACCAGAATATAAATGTTATCCTAACAAAGAGTTTATGAAGTATATTGATGACAATCATCTTGTTACAGTATACGCTGGGGAAACCACAACAAAGAAAACATTAGAGCTTATGATCTCTAATGATCGCCGAGCAGTTACTATTGAATATGATAAGCCTTCGGGCGGCGCAACAGCTGCAGAAAAATATTGTGTTACTGCAGTAGTTCATAATGTAACTTTTAATGATAGTGCTATTGAGTTTCTATCAAAGTTACTTGATAAAGTTAGAGGACAAAAAGTATGAGTGGAATTCTTGGACCAGATGGTGTTATGACTACAAGTAATCTTTCGACAGGAGTTTATAAATTAGATAAACAACCCATTGTTGATATGCGAATTGTAATGTTTGGTAAAATGATGGTTCATCCACAAACAAAGGAAATGGTAATGGTTCCTATGCAGGATGTTCAATACAAGCGTGCTGGGTCAGAAGCATGGTTTTCGATGCCGATCGAAGAAGTTCAAAACCATGAAATCAAACCAGAAGGAGATGTGAAGAGTGTCTAAATGGTCAGTGATTGGTTCTTCTTGGAACAATGAAACAGAAGAGATGGTAAATTATATAGAGGAGAAAACAGGATGTCCGCCAAAATTTTTCGCCCTGTATTCAACAATGATGGCATTCATTCGACATGCGGGAATAGACGAGAATCATCCAGTGGCTTATCGCAACGGACATTTGGTTGGCAATATGGAAAACCTTCAAAGAATACTAAGTTAAAAATATGGTTAGGAGTAATCTTAATTCATGTTTTAATTTTAAATTTGATGTATTAATATGATAGAATATCTATTATTAGCTCAAATGGTTGGAAGTATGGAGCATTCATTGAGTCCGCCTCAACCAGGTATGCTTCCTACAGCACCAACTTATTCTTGGGAACCAAGTTCTTCTGAGGGATTCAGAAATGGTTGGAGTTCTACGCCACCTAGTGGAGGAAGTAGCGGTTCTGGTGGTTCAGTTAGAGGCACTAACATTTTTCACGAGGATGACGTATTATGAAATATTTTCTGTTTATAACGGTGTTTCTTTGTCTTGGCTTGGCTGGCTGTTAATCTCTCACCATCGCAGACTTCCTTGTACGGGACAGCACTAACAGGCCGTGTAACTAGCGGATCAATTGACCATCGTGGCGTAAAAGCGCCACAAATGGAAGAATTTGAGAATCAAGTTCAATAGATAATACAAAGATTGGTCTCGTAGCTCAGCAGGATAGAGCAACTGACTTCTAATCAGTAGGTCGCACGTTCGAATCGTGCCGAGATCGCCATATAAATAACAGGTCTTCCCTCAAATCAGGAGAATTAAATGTCCAACCGTTATCAACATTGGTTCTGGCATAGTTCTTTTATGATTAAATTTGCACAGAAAATTTCTAAATTCAGTTCTTGGCTTTGGTCTAAACAGTATCATCGCTGAAATAAAGGATATATCATGAAAAAAATGTTGATTGCAGCTGCTGTTCTTTTTTCAACAACAGCAGTCGCTGATTATCATGTTGTTGTTTCAAAACGCTATCAAAACATGAGCATCTATGAAGATGGAGATCTTTTAGATGTTTGGCCAGTATCTACCGCAAGGAGAGGATATTATACGCCTTCTGGTATATTTTATCCCTATTCATATCAACCAATTCATTATTCAAAGAAGTACGACAATGCGCCAATGCCTCACTCTATATTTTTTAATGGCGGTTATGCTATCCATGCTACTCCACATACTGGTAATTTGGGGCGTCCTGCATCTCATGGTTGTGTTCGACTTAGTCCCAGTCATGCAGCAACTCTTTATAAAATGACGAAAGGTGTTCCAACTACAATTTCTATCAAGGAATAGTTTTATGAAAAATAGCCCAACCTATACTTATTCTCAAGCAGTTAATGTTAGGTTTGCTTTGGAATTAGAATTAGGTCATTTCTTAGTCTTAGAACAAAGAAATAGGGTTATTATTGAATTTCTTAGAAAAAGAATATTGGAACTGAAAGAAGAGGAAAAAGCGTGCTTAAAAACTCAAGTTTCGTAGAAGAGATAGAAAAACTCTGTCGAGATAAAAACATAGAATATATTGATGCTATCGTCTTTTGGTGTCAAAAGAACAATTTAGAGGTAGAAACTGCCGCTTATTGGATCAAAAAAGACCCAGTTATGAAATCTAAAGTTCAATTGGAAGCCGAAAATTTAAATGTTTTAAAACGTGGAGCCAGACTTCCGATATAAATATTAAGGTATAACCATTGTGGAGGAGACAAATGCTCATTGAAACAATTGGTAGACCCAGGCATACCCCTTTGCGATTAATAACAAAAGCTGTTAATTTTTATGGAGATTACCTTTTAGGTCAAAATAAGAGACTATTCAATAATATTAAGATTACAGTTATATTCGAGAAGTTTGAAAGAGGTAATAACGACTACGCTTACTGTGACTGGGAATTTGATAATCATAGATCCAGGGATTTTGTTATAACGGTAGATAGTAAGTTGAACAAAAAAGAAACCCTTCTTGCTCTCGCGCATGAAATGGTCCATGTCAAACAGTATGCAAAAGGAGAGATGAAAGATATATTCCGGCCAGTTAGAGCAACAAAGTGGCTTGGAGAAAAATATGACACTGAAGAAATGGACTACTGGGAACAGCCTTGGGAAATAGAGGCATATGGCCGAGAAAAAGGTCTTTATTTTAAATTCATAAATTATATAAAGGATTGATTTAACTTCATCATGTCTGCATTTGAAGCTTATAAAGATTATGTGGCACTAAAGAACCACTTTAGTAAGCCTGAATACGATTACATAAAATATAATGGCCATGTCAGTTTAAAACAATCTTCATTCGATAAAAGAAAAGATAAGATCTTTTTTCAAAAACTAGCTAAACGGCCAGATTATCACGATTTCCTTATTGCCAACCTCTCAGAGAACAATAAGATCTGGATTAAAGATATAGCATATTCAGAAAAAGCCGAAAAAACATACGCTGATTGGAAAAAGCGCCAACAGTCTATATCTTATGTTCTTAAACAACAACTATCTAAATTAGATACTTCTTTTAATAAGAATTTCATTTGCCAGAATAATCAACATCCATTGTTGTTAAGATTATATTTGGCAAATGACATATGTTTAGAGACTCTATGTATTCTGTTGGAAATGACAGGAGCGAAAACACATTGGGACTCTAAAATGGAATACGATCCTTTGTGGGAAGAATATAACATGAAGATCGTAAAATATACTCCATTCATAAAATATGATAAAGAAAAGGTGAAGAAAATTGTTCTTGACTATTTTGGTTGATTGGGGTATACTAAATAATGATTGGGTGATACAAATGCCCTTCATACATTGTAATACACTGTTATACGGAGAAAATATATGGTTGATTTTAAGTCCTTAAAGGCAGCTTCTGGTAAGAAGTCTCTCGAATCCCTAACATCTGAACTTAATAAGGTCGCTGGCGGAGAAAACGCCAAGGGAGCAGACGAGCGTTTTTGGTCGCCAACAGTAGATAAGGCTGGTAATGGTTACGCAGTTATCCGTTTCCTTCCTGCTCCTCCTGACGAAGATGTTCCGTTTGTTCGTATCTTTGATCATGGTTTCCAAGGCCCAGGTGGTTGGTATATTGAAAATTCCCTAACAACCCTTGGTAAGAACGATCCAGTTTCAGATCATAATTCTAAGTTATGGAACTCTGGTATTGAAGCTAACAAGGAAATTGCTCGTAAGCAAAAGCGTCGCCTTCATTTTATCTCTAACATTTATGTTGTTAGCGATTCAGGTAATCCAGCAAATGAAGGTAAGGTTTTCTTATACAAGTATGGTAAGAAGATCTTTGATAAGCTGAAGGAAGCAATGGAACCACAGTTCGCTGATGAAGAAGCAGTTAATCCTTTCGATATGTGGGCTGGTGCTAACTTTAAGTTGAAGATTCGCAATCTTGAAGGTTATCGTAATTATGATAAGTCAGAGTTCGATAAGTCAGGCCCACTATTAAAAGATGATGAAGCTCTAGAAAAGATTTGGAAGTCTGAGCATTCGTTGAAGGCATTCCTAGATCCTTCTAACTTTAAGTCTTTCGAAGAGTTACAAGCTAGACTGTCAAAGGTTCTTGCTGAGGACTCAGCACCAGCGAAGCGTGCAAAGGCAGAGGACACTGAAGTTCCTTGGGCGGAGGAAGCTCCTGCTCCATCTTTTAAAGCATCCCATGCCCCCAAGTATTCTGGGGATGAGGAAGACGACGATGAGTCTCTGGAGTTCTTTAAGAATCTAGCAAAGTAAAATGATTGAGGAGGGTAATTCCCTCCTCTTTTTTTATGCTAATGATGTTTTGATGTTTCCACCTTTAGATCCGGTAAATCTACCGTAAATATCATAAACCAAAGAAGCCCATTCAGGATATAGATGGTTGTCAGTATTATATTCAGAGAACGATCCTTGTGGGAAATGTCTATCTATTGATTGAGTAAATTGACTTGGTTCAGTTTCTCTTTGTTCAGGATCCGCTGATTTTTGTTGCATTGAAGACATAATTTTTTCTTCAACTGCTGCAGCTTGTAAATTACTAGCAGTATTAAATGATGGTTGTAATTGTTGCCCAAATTGTTGCTGCTGCATTTCGCCTCCACCAATGGAACCTAAAATTCCCATAAGCGGCCCAAGCATTCCACCAATACCACCAATTCCTCCTGCTCCCATCATTGGAGCAATAGAACCCATAGCTCCCATCATTGGGGCCATTGGCATCATACCTCCTGGTTGAGAAGATATATTTGTAGCAGCTTGTTCTCTTGCATAAGACATAATTTGACTAGCATCGCCACTAGCCAATCTAGAATCAACATTAGCTCCTTGTTGAGCTTCTGTTGCACTAGAACCTGATGTAGAGCTACCAGAAGAAGGAGTTATAGGAGATCCGCCTTGTAATGGTGTTGCGCCTTGTCCTCTAAATTCCCAATGCCATGGTTCTCTTGGAATATTAGAAAACCCAAATCTAGCAGCATTCGCTTGTAACCATTGATTCTGTTTAGAATTTTTTTCATTAGCGCCACTACCTAAATCAACAGCAAGACCCCAACCATGATTTGATCTTCCTGGAGTTGCAGCTAATCCTCCTTGAGAATATAAACCTTTTTGTTGTGCTAATCTCACTTGCGAGTCGTAATCCCTATAAGAATCAGTAATACTCCATGTAATACCATCTTTTCTTGCAGCTTGTTCCATTTGTTGATATGCTGCTGCAGCAGATGATTGTAACTTGTGACCTTGACCAATGCTTTGTAGCATTGAATCTGGAAGTTTTCCGTTCATTCCAGTTGGTTGACTGATAGGTTGAATTTGTCCTCCTGGGCCAGTAACATTAGGTGTTCCTGGAGGTAATGCTTGCCTACCTTGATCTGGAGTTATATTGTTTGTAGTAACATTATTTGTTATAGAACCAGGAGTTGTAGGTTTTTCATTTAAACCTTGTCTGTTGGAAATACCAACTCTAGCTGCCCCATGCCATGCTCCCCAACCATTTCTTTTGGCTGTATCAAGAGCATAATCAACTTGTTGTTTCCAAGTTGATGGATCTCTAGCATCTAATCCTGTTTTAGCAGTAAAATTATCGCCTTCTCCTTTTCCAGCCATACCACCACTAGCCATTCCGCCATAATGTAATTGATATGGTCCAAAAGAAGAGCCTCTGTCTCCGATATATTGATTGAGACCCTCTGATTTAGCAACAGCTACAGCTGTGTTTGGGTCGATACCACGTTTAACTGCAGCTTCTTTTATATAATCCGCTATTTGTTGTTTGGTGGCGCCAGCTTTTTCGTATCCCTGACCAGAACCAGATCCCACATCTACTGGGCCTAAAGCTCCTCCTGTGCCTCCTCCACCACCTCCAACTCTATCTGCTAAAAATGGAGCTCCAGCTGCTACTCCAAGGCCAATGGCTTTTAAAGCTGTTCCTAAATTATCAAACCATGATTTACTAAAAATACTACCAAATATATTAGATAAAACACCACCAGAAGTATTGTATAATAAAGAATTGAAATTTCTATTCATTTGACTTAGTTCACTCAATGTTTTATATTGAACGCTAAGAACCTTTTCCATAGAAGAACTTAAAGAATCAGTCGCTCTTGCATTTTCTCTGAATCCTTGTTGTATTCCAGAAAATGCTTCTTCAATAGAATCGTTAGTTTGGCTTAATTCTTTTCTCTGACCAGCAACAGAAGAAAAAACATCTTTGATTATACCGGACAAATTTCTATTATGTTGAGTAGCAGCTTCTCTAAATGATACTGTTGATCTAGATATGCCTTCCATATGAGAAGACATAGTTTTGGATAAACCTGCTAAACTTTGTCTGATTGCTACTGACTCTTCTGATGCCATTCTTTAATTACTCTTTTTTTTAGCTTCTTCGGTTTGTTTGATAAATCTAGACAACATATCAACGTATAAATCTCTTTCGAATGGTATAAGATTATCTACTTCAGTTATTGAGTATTTATGATGCTGAACCAAAGCGAAATTTACTGAATAGTAATTTTCTAAAGTATTATGGCTCAGCGCCACATAAAAAAATCATTCAACGAATTGAATTCGATTTTCCTTTCGTTTCCGAGGGAATTCTTATATACAATTTCATGATGAATTTTAGGCATATTTGTCAAAAAGTTAAGAATTTTTTCAAAAGTTGCAACGCTCAAATTTTCTAGAAATTCAACTAACTCTTGTTTTTTATATTCTTTAGCTTCATAAATGTCTTCTTCATAATAAATTTTATCAACACATCGAACGATTAATTCGAACATATAATCTTTTTCTAAATTTTGAAAATCTTTATCATCATACAGACTGGCTGTTGGATAATGCATCAAGATACCAGATTTTGAAGTAATTTTAATGTTTGGATCGTTCTTTTCTGGGAAATCTACTTCTACACTATTAAGATCAATCTCAAAGTCATATTCTTTATTATCTTCAAAATCTTTATATTTGATTTTTACCACATTATCTACAGAAACAGCTCTTAGTTTTAAAAAAATGTATTCTAAATCAAAAACAGGTAACTTTTCTACATTTAAATTATTATTTAAAGAACAATTATTTACAACTTGTTTAATTGCAGAAAGAATGTCAGATGGTTTATCGCTTTCTTTTGCCATCAAAAGTAGTTTTTCTTCTTTAACAAGAAACGGTCTAAATGAATATTTCTTTTTTAAAGATGGAACATTAATATTATAAATTGGTTGATCTATTTTAGGTAAAGACATACTATAACTCCATTATATTTTATTGTCCGGATCCGACTATTGTGTGCTCTTTATAAGTTACTGAAACTCCCAATTTTAAAAGATTATTATTGTCTTCCCAGTTCAATGGTATTTCTCTTATGCTAGTTGGAAAAGCTTGATACATATCGATACGTTTTACAACAGAACCACCAACATCATAAATCACAATAGAAATTGTTGTTGAATATGTATCTTTGTAACCAACATTATAATTAGCTTGAGAATTAACAGATCCTGATCCAGGAGTTGCAACTGGAGTAAATTGGTATATTGCATTTAGCCAGTCATGCCAATACTGCCAAATATCTCCATAATTGTCACAAAGAATGGTAAAAGAAATTTCATTAAACTGAGCGTTAAAAGGTTGTTTTTGTGATGGCCCGACTCCGTAACGATTAATATCAGCATTCATAAATTGAATACCAGGAGCTCTAACAGCTTCAATTCTATGCGCCATATGCCTAGTAAAATTTGGATCATTATTGTTTGGACGTGGAGCGACTAATACTTCAAACAGATTAGTTTTAATATAACCTCTGTCTTGTATGTCTGTTTTAAATTCGTTAATATTAAATGGCATATTGGTTCCTTAGTATGGTGGATAACCTGCATACTTTTTATTTGAATTTACTACCCATCTCTGTAAAGGTAAGACAACAACTTTAGCCCAATCAGATGGATTTACATATCTAAATTGAGTTCTTACATGTCCATACAAATACCTTTTTATACATTGTTCATGCCCTGCAAACCTGCCGGAAAACGATTTTAATATTTTATACGAAATATTCATTTTAGTAGATTTGTTGTATTTATCATTATTAGCAACAGTTTGAAGAGCTGAAAATAAACCAGATCTTTCGCCAGGAGGTAAATAATGTAAATTCAAACCTAAAAATCCATCACCATAATATTCTAATGGTAATACTAATGGAAATTTGTCATAAAAAGGTAATGTAGCTTTATTTTTAGGGTCATATACAAACATATACATATCGCCAATAACGGGAAACCCTCTATTCTCGAATCTTTTGGTTGGATCGTTTCCGCCTTTTATTGTTTCTTTAGTTTCTTCATTAAACCAATCTATGGCTTCTAATGGTTTACCGAGAGCTTTTCGCCCTCCGCCTTTCATATTATTAAAAAAATCGGCCATTAGAATTTAATTCCTAGTTCTTGTTCTGTAAAAATATGAAATTGCCAGCCTCTGTCTTTACAATATTCTAAAGCTGCTCGCCATTTTGCCTCGTTTACTCCCCATGTTTTAACTTCGGTCAAATATCTTTTTGTTATTTTTTGTTGCCTTTTAGGGGGTTGAGTTTGGCTTTTTGGTTTAACCTCTATCAAAGCTGTTTCCTGTATCCCTTGACTATTTATTTTAGTAACTAGGAAGTCTGGAAAATATCTGTGTATTTTACCATCAATTGGAGAACGATAAGGTATTATTATTTCTTCTGAACACCATTTAATTATGTCTTTATGTTCGTCCAAATATCTCATTAGTTTCAATTCCCAACTTGAACGATAAATAATATTGGTGGGATCTCCTTTATACTTCTGCGGATTTTTGGGTTTAAAATACCCTTGATACGGAGCCATCTTCATTCTCTGCTATAAATAATAAAAGTAAAGTATTTATTTCAATAATAAGAGATTTCACAAATGGCATCTACACCAAAAAGATGGGTAAGCCCGAATGTTCCAGGCTCACCAACACAGTCCGGCGGCGGAGGATTAAAGTTTCCAAAAGATTTGACAGCTGGTGGTAGAAATTTTTATACTAGTATAATTTTTCAAAGATATAGTATGGGAGGGTTTGGAGGATTTGGCGGAGCCGGAGGTGGTGGCGGTAGCGTAACTTTACCAATTCCTAGAAAAATCAATGACGTCCAAACTGTAATTTGGGAAGAAACATCAATAGTTTCTGCAGGATTAGCAGCTGCTAATTTACAAAATCCAGGTTTGGAAACGCTTGGTAATATTGGAACAGGAGCGTTTAATTACAGATTAAATCCTGCTCTGATTATGTTGTTCAAACAACCAAATTTTAAAGAATGGAATTTTCAGTGGACTTTGGCGCCAAATTCTCAAGACGAATCTCAAGCAATAGCTGACATAATAAGACAATTTAAAAGAAGTATGTCTCCAGGAAAATCTGGTCCTTTTTATACGTATCCAGCTGTAGCGCAGGTACAATTTTTTCCAAATGACAGATTTCTTACGAAACTGAAACCAGCAGCTATTATGGCTGTTCAAACAGATTTTACAGCGGCTGGCCAACCATCTTTTTTTAATGGCGGAGCTCCTACTATCGTTAATTTAACAGTTTCGTTGAAAGAAACAGAACTATGGACTTCAGAATCTTTTATGTTCTAATAGCATAATTTAAGAGAGATCAATAATGACTATTAATAGATATTTTGAGAATTTTCCTATTATAAATTATGCTAACACGCAAGTCGTCGATATTACCAAAAGAGTCGCAGTTTTAGATTCTGTTTTAGGTAATCCATATGCATTTCATGCATATGAAATTTCAGAATTTGAAAGACCAGATCAATTCAGTAATAGATATTATGAAGATCCATTCAAAAGTTGGATTTTATATCTTACCAATAGGATTACAGATCCTCTTAATGAATGGTACATGCAACAAAACGAATTAGAGCAATTATGCGAAAACAAATATAGTAGTTTATTTAATGCTCAAAATAAAATAAAGTATTATCAAAACGATTATGTAGATAAAGAACCTAGATCGGAAGAGCAC